CACCACGATGCTTCCCGAAGCAACAGCGCTTACCGTCAAGACGCCCGTATTTCCAGTGCCCGTGATAAACCCCGTAACGCTTGCCCCGAATATGTTGTTCGACAGGTTTACCTGATAGGTTCCCGTACCGTTAGGCGTCGTTCCTGCAAGACCTGATTGCAGGCTGGTAATCGCGGTTCCATTGATGACTCCTGAACCCTGGATGACTTGCCCTGCGGATATAGCCCCGGCAAGCATCTGCGATATGGTCAAGGTAGTGCCGTTGAGGGTCCCGTAGAACGTAGCGCCTACGGAGCCTCCAGGGCCTATCGTGTAGATATATTGGCCCCCGGTCAGGGTTTGGATGATTTCCTGCTGCGTGAAGATCATCAGATGGTCGTTTGACCATTGATCCAGCATCTCATTTAGGAGGTTGAAACAATCGGTAGCCGTTGGAGCATCCGGTTGTTCTCCAGACTCCAAAGCGCCTATAGACCGCAGGGCACTTGTAATCGAGTTGATTGGTTGATAGGCCATTACCAAGCCGGTATGTAACGAGTCGTGCCGTTATCGGAAATAGGAATCCATTTCGTCGGATTCCCGGCAGTAGGTCCGTTGGTCATGGTCGCCGTTTGTGCCGCAGCCCCATTAGTAAGCGCGATATTCGTAGCTAGCAGCGTGGCAGACCCGAAGGTTTGAAGCCCCGTAGTCAGATCAATCTGGTAGACCTGAGTGAAAGTGCCTGGAACCGTACCCGCAGCCCCCGTAGCGCAGGAATACATACGCCAGATAGGAGCGTTAGTTCCTATCCCCTCAGTCAATACAATGATTGCACAAGGTCCAGCATCATCGCGTGGAAGGAAATTACCGTTGCCATCCAGGCCGACGTTATGGCTCCAGTACTTCATCACGATATCGCCTACCAGCGTGTATATCTGGCCTGACGTATAGAGCGACCAAGAACCCTCCCGAAGAGGTGAGCCGTCCTGGCTATCGATTACCTGATCGCCGTTAGGAAGCGGGGCAGACGTTGCCGTAAGTACCGAATTCGGCGTTATGGTACTTGCGGGCGCTGTCATTTGTTTCTATCCCGGCCTGGCGATTGATCTATTAGCGTCGTTTTCCCGTTTCCGGGAGCGTTTCCAAACTGCGCGGTATACAGATACGCTTGGTACTCGGCTGAATTTACGTCTCTAACAATCACCTTCCCATCACTCATCCTGTGAATGATGTTATTGCTATCGACGTAATACATCAGCTCTGCTCCACGTACCCCATGTAAACAACCGCAGGACCAGCACTAGCACCAATCATCGTTACCGACATGCCGCCAGAGGGAACCGCAACAACGATTCCAGCAGGCGCAGCAGGCAGGACGAATGTCGGTTGCGTTTGCGGAGCCGTAGGGGTTCCTGGCACCGGAAACGCAAGCGGGATCGTTACTGCCGTCTGGTTCGATGGCAGTTGGTTCACGGCAACGCAAACTGCGTTCGTCCCGGTGTTCTGGAATATCGCGTAGTTTGCGTTCGTGTTTTCGCTAGGTAGAACCGCGACCGAAGAAGCTGAAGCCGTTACCGAAAGCGCATAGGTCGGACCGGCAATCCGATATGCGTTCGAGGTCGCGGACATTTAGTTTGCATTCAACGGAAGGTTTCCGGGAGCTTCCGGGCGGGTGATATTCATCGACCACACACCAGTCGGGATGGTCAGCGAACCGCCAGTGGAATTTATCCACGTAACCGCCAAAGTGTTAAGAGCCGATACCCGAACGTTGGAGATTGTCAGTCCTGTGGTCATAGCGACATTCAGATACAGGTCACACAGATCACCAGGTACAAGTCCAGGAATAGTAGTAGTCAACTCGGAAGTGGTGGTAGCCCCAAGAGACGCAGTAGACCAAGTAAGCGTACCGGCAACCAATCCCAGCGTACTAGGCTGGATGATGAAATCATAAAGCTCATTACCGCGAGCAATTGTAGTTCCAGGCATATCTATCCCCTAAAAAGCGCCCTCCCCGGAGGGAGGGCTAACGGAGGTTTAAGTCAGGTCATAGCCCCAAACAAAAATGTCTACCGTCGCGGTGGCTAGAGCAGTGCCAACGTTGATGTAGATATTCTGGTTTGTGCCAAGCGTTACAGGGATAGCCGTGGTCAAAGTGGCTGCAACCACGGTAGATTTCAGGACAAAATACTGGCTGGTCAACGTCGTTAGCGCAGCGTTGGCAACCACGCTAACCCCCGTAACCGCAGGGCCAGTGTTGATCGACAAAGCCGCAGTTGCGACAGAACCACCGACGCCAGCAAGCTGAGCGTTAGTGATGATGACCGCAAACGGGTTGTAGAGCGAAGTGTTGATGACGGGAATTACCGCCGCATCGCCCAAAGCCGCCAAGGAGACACCGCGCGCCGCCGCAATCAGGCGAAGCGCGTTAGTCCCTTGTACGGGGCCTGCATTGGTATTGACCAGAGGCGTAACAATCGGAGCCGTTACGGCTTGGCTGTTGGTGGTAACGGTAGTGCTAGGTCCGGGATTTGCCATGATTGCTCCTTAAGCGGTAACGCGGCAGGCAAGTTCCGGGTACAGCGGCGCTACCCCGTACAACACGTCCAATCGACATGGAATTGCGTCGTTATTGATCGTGTACTGTCGAACCACCCGAATACTCAGCCCGATTTCCTCATCCGAAGCCCGTCCTGCAAAGTGCACGCCTTCCGGCAGCTCCAGATCCGCTACAGCCAGCGTAAAGCTGTTGCGGTGGAATACCAGGTTCTGAGGCCCGGAGATCGCACCAGCAGCGCTAGAAGCCATCGACAGCGGGGTAATCGCTGCCGTAGCAGCCGGGCTTGCAGTGACGTTCTGGAACTGGCCACCATAGATAAGAGCCGGGCTAACCACCAGCGTTTGCGCACCAGTAACGGCGCTCAGCGCTTGAGTCACGACAAAGTTACGCAGCCGGTTCGAGCCATAAGCACGGCGATTCTGCGGGTTGACCGCATACACACCGGCAATCTGGATCGTGTCGCCCACGTTGAACGTAAACGTCTGCGCACTCGTGATGCCCAGACTCGACGTTGCAGCCCAACCCGTCGCCAGACCCTGGCCCGTAGTGGCGGACATGGTAATGGTGGGGGCTGAAGTGGCAAAACCGAAAGTGTGGGTCAGGATATTCTGATCCATCTTCCAGTTCATGCCGTTAACATCGCGGCCCATCAGGCCCTTTTCGTACTGATCGCCAATCTTGGCGGTAGGCACAAACAGGCCCTTGAGGGAATCGATAATCGCGGCATTCGTGAAAGGCTCGATCACGCACGCCCGGCGACCGTCACGCGGCGCGCCTTCTGCATCAAGATAAGCTTGAGCAGTCGCGTAGGTAATCAGGCCAGTCGGAGGCGTTCCCGGTACACCGACGATATTTGCCGTGCCGTTAGCCATCGCAACAGCTACGTCGCTGTCGATACGGTTGGCAATAGCAGCAATCTGCGGTTTCAAAACGCGGTCACTGAACATATCAATGCTCAGCGCCAGGTCTTGAGTCGTAAATTGCGTGTCGGTATGGAACTGAGTCGTCAACGTAACCGGAATGCTGGTTTCGTTGAAATCCTCGACGTTCAGGTTGGGTCCGGTCGTTCCAATCACGCGGATCGGACGCCTAACATTGACAGTTGCCCCGATTTTGGCACCGACCACAGCAAATTGGTCGTCATAATCGCGGCAGATTTCACTAGTAATGGTCAATTCGTTCTCAAGAACGAACAGAGCCTCATTAGTGATCTTGCTTACAGTTAATTCCGTGTTGGCCATTTTGGCTAACCCCTATGAAAGTTGAGAAGGTCCGTTCGACCGTCCCAAACTCTCATGGGGACAACACGAGATTTTCGCTATTTGGCGCTAGCTACACGCTCCGGTATGTCGCCCCGGCTGGCGAATCTGTAGTGTCAGTAAAATACCACTAACGCATTGCAATGTCTAGGATATTTTGCCCTGTTTACGCGCGGCTTTGTAGTCCTGATAACTCCCGGTTACATTGCCTTTCGTATCCACAATTCCTAAACCAGCGTTCATATTCGATCCATTGAGCGTAGCAATTGGAGCAGGCGCTTTGGGGCGTTCTTCCCTCTCTGCCTTGCGCTCTGCCTTCTCGCGCTTTGCTTCGTTCTCAGCCTCTATACGCGCTTCCAGACGGCCTATATAGCGTAGAGCAGCCGCAGCACTCATATCGTTGATCTTTTCGGCTTCCTCGCGGTTGCCGGACAGGAAATAATGAATCTGCGGCCCTACTTCGCTTTCAAATACGGCGTTAATCACGTCAGGCTGAAGCACAAGCTTCTCGCCCATGATGACTTCCTCGAAATCCTCGATTTCCTTGGCTGCGGCGGAATATCGCTTGTTCCAAGCCTTTGCAACCTTGTCCTGTCTCTCCGCCTCTTTAGCCTTAGCCGTCTTTTCGGCTTCTTCTTTCACTTTTTGCCCGAACTTCCAATCCGCTAGGGCGTCGGCGTACTTCTCAGCTTCGGTAAAGTCGGCAGGGTTGGGTTTGGCGTCCTTCGGAGCATTAGCCTTGCGAATCTCGGCTAGCTCTTTTTCGAGTCTTTCTGCCTTTTCTTCAGCCTCTTTACGCTGCTCGGCCATCTTTGATAGCCGCTCGTCAATAGTGTGCTTTTTCTTGGGCTTATCGCCATCTTCGGGCTGCTCAACCACTTCCTTTTTGGCGTCAGCAGTAGGGGGATCTTCAGCTTTAATCTCCGGTATTGGCGTCTTTGCTAGCTTTGCCGCCATGTATTCTGCGCGAGTTTCCGATGTGACCACTTCTGATGCCATTATTGCGCTCCGTTCATCGATTTGGCTGATGTTTCAGCCTCTTGTTGGCTAGTCGCGGCTTCAAATACCGCAAGGTCTCGCTCATGCGCATGGTCTTTTGCCTGCGTCAGTATCTTGATAATCCCTTCCAATTCCTTAGAACCAAGGCTGGCAAAGGCTTTCGTGTGCTCGACTTCCTTGTAAGACTCGTTTTCCATGAAGCGGCGCTTTGTCTCCTCGCGCTCCTTAATTTCCATACGATGCGTCTCGCCAGCTTCTTGGTGCGCCACAACATCGCCACGAGTCTTGATCAACAAACCGGCCTGCTGTAGCTGCTGCTGCAATTGCTGAATGGCTTGTTCCTGCTGCTTGATCTTCATTTGCGCAGCCGGAGGTACTTCTGACTTGTCATCAATCTGGGCTAAGGGATTCTGCGCTGCCATACGATCTGCAATCACATCGGCACCAGGCATATCACTGTTTCGGAACAGCAAATCGCCCGCTATCTGCATCAGTGGCGGGTATGCCTTGGCAAGATCGGTCATCATTGCATAGGCTTCCTGACGCTTGGAGTTGTAACCAGGTCCCGTCTCCATCACTACGTCATATTCCCCGACCGTCACGTCATTCTCGATCTTTCCGACCGCCTGCGTGTCGTTGATCGTGATCATGTCGGGCTTGCCATCATCCCCAATGATCCGCATGACCCGTCTTTCGGGGTAGTAATGGCGAATCCACGAGAGTTTTATGCGCTCGCTGTGCTTCAAACCTCGGGTAAAGTTATCGTAGAAATGGAAGTTGGATATATCGCTGTTCTGCTGATCGGCGTTCAAAGCTTTCCCGCTGGCATTCCCTGCGATCCTTTGCGCTGGATCAATCATTCCCATGACGCGCTGCAAGTTCAGATGAGCATTTGCGGCAACCGACATTGCCCCTTCGGGCGGCGGTTCCGGCTGGATCCGAATAGGCGGCGGCATTGGATTACCAGAATCATCACTGGTCTTGTATGGGAGATAAGCGTAATTAGATACATTCGCCTGCTCCCAAACCTTCTCGAATCCCTCGATCTGGCCCTCACCCACTAACCACTTGGCCTTTGCAGCCATAGCCACAATCTCAGCCGTCGAGGTGTTCCAAAAGTTGATCATCCTTTGCGGGTCTTTAGCCCCGCGTGTCATGCCAAAGATTCTTTCCTTGCCCTCAATCAGGACTTTCTCGCCATAAACCGGAACCACGGGGATATAGATCCCCGGCAAAGTGCGGCTATCAATGGTTTGAACTGCGGTGCATTTGTACCACTTGACCAGCTTTCGCCAGCTTTCACGGTCACCCACAACCTTAACCCCGACCTTCTTCAGCAACTCGGGATCTGGCAACTCATTCTTCCAGAACGTATTCCCATCACTGGTCTTTATAAGGATATCCCGCTGGCGCTCGATCTTGTAATACTCCGCGACCCGTATCGAATCCTTCTCAATCCAGTCGCCGGTAATGTCTCCTACCGCACGGAATGTGAAGTTTGACTCATCCGCATCCGGGTATTCCTGGCGAAAGACTTCCTTGCTGATCATGTCGCTGATCATGCATTCCATCTGGTCCGATCCGTCCATCGACCGGCTATGGGGATCAAATCCAACCGTAAACGGGTTGTAGACAGGCTTGACCTTTATATCCTGGTCAAAAGACTTATCCCCGCAGTATTCCCCGACCAGCCTCCAGTACCCAATCCCCATCCGTACTTGGAAATTGACCGCAGTATCGTAGGCAACGTCTGCATCGCTGATCTGGTCAATGTGTCTTGAGACGCCGGTAATGATCTGCGCAATCTTCTCGTCGGCCTGGTTATTGATGCCGTGCGCAACCCCTCTAGGACGCTGTTGCCGGATCTGGTTGCAGACTTGCCGGATGTAGGTGTCTGTCTCATTTACCACAAACCAAGGACGGCCATCAAGATGACGGGTGTTCTGCATCTGGACGCTCCATTGCTGTCCAAACGAGAAATTGAGGTCATCGAGCCATTCCTGCCGGTTATGGCTATGCCAGTCGTTAGACCGGCGCAGGAAATCTACTGCTTCCCCGGGAATGGTGTCATCGGACATGTCTATTCCTGTAAGCCTCTATCTGATGACTCGCATCTACCAAATCCTGCGCTAGAACCTGAGCTTCCTCCATATCGCACCCCTCAGCCTTGCGCTTGTGTAACTGACGCCAGCATCGGTAAAAGTCCAGCAATAGATCAACCTCCCGGATCTTAGGAGGCATCGCTAATAGCTTGGCTACTCCATTACTCATGCGTGAATCGTCAGTTTCGGACCGTTCTTGCTCTCATCAACCTTAACAACCACTCCTCCCCGGCTGCGCTTCATCGGCTCCGGTGGCGGGCGCGTCGGGGCTGGAACAGCGCCAAAGGCTACTTGCGGGATAGGCCCGTCAATGATCTGTGCGCCTTCGGCTTGAGGCGGAACATCGGCTTGTGGCTTCTTCCAGCCCTTCGGACGGCCGCGCTTCTTTGGTGTTTCCGCAACAGTCTCTTGGATATAGGTCTGCGGATTCTGGCGCCCCATCATCTGAGCCATCATCGCTTTCATCTCATCCAACTGCGCCTGCAAGCTCGTCTCACGCTCAGTAGCCTGCACTTGCTGGAATTTCTTGCCTCGGCTCGATTCCTCGGTCATTACAAGCTTTGCCAATGTATTCATTAGCTGCGCCTGCACGTTCGGAATGCTGTCCTCCAGCCGGCAATTACCCTGTACCCGCAGCCCGCTGGCAGTATGGATAAGCGTTACCCAATGCGGCATAGGCCCCGCTCGGGTCTCGATCTGTGTCTGTACCGATTCAATGTCAAGCATTTGGCATCTCCGTAAGTAACTCGCCTTCATAGACAAGTTTGTATGTAGTCCCGTTTTCCATGCTAACAATCAATACGGCATCGTCAGTGACTTGCAAGCCAGCTATCGCTCCACCGCAAGGAGCCGTCCAAAGCCTTTTTGGCCTAGTCTGCAATTCCATCATCCCGCCCAAACTGCCGGTTGATATGGCTTATGCGCCACTGATCTCTTTACAATCCCACGCCTCGCACCCTCACACGCATACCGCAGTGCGTCAATGACGTGGTTATCCTTATCCTCCAGGATCGGAACTACCTGGTTCGTCAATGGATCTGTCTTGTAGCTGTACATCGTTAGCTCATCGATCAAATGGATACAGCGCGGATGCACAATAATGTCAAAGGATTTAAGGAATTCTACCCCTTCTTCCAATGACTTAGCGCCTTTAATTGCGCTCTGGATCTTCGGAAACCCGTGCTTTCTCATGTGGCTGATAGTCTCCGGTCTCGCGCTGTCTGCGGTTATGGGCCACTTCTCAGCCTCTGGAACAGACATGAACAGATCCGGCAGATTTACGATTTCACATCCGACGCTATAGGCTTCGTAGTCCACATACAGGCGGTTACCGTCAATGCTACAGCGGACCAGTACGCTAGGATCAATACTAAAGCCCCAATCGGCGCCCAGGCGATGGATCGTTCCGGCTGGTCTGTCAAACTCCTCAACTGCCCAGTTTCTGAATACGCGGCTTTCGGAGTTCCTTTGATACTCCCCAAGCCAGACGTGCGCGTACTTATCTGGGTCACGCTGGCGGTCATATTCCATCTCCTTCTGTAAGACAGATGGAAACCAGGGGTTGTCCCGGTAGTTCGCTTCCACCACGTAAGAGCCTGTCGGCTTTTGCTCTTGCCTCAACAATACGTCTATAGGGTCCGTCGAGAAGTTCGGGTTCCAACTGAACCAGAGTTGGGAATTGTCCAAGCGAATAGTAGGCCGGAGCAGGTCTAACGACTTCTGGCTCAAGGACTGCGCTTCCTCCACCCAGGCTATGGAAAAACCCTCCAAAGACTTTATCGACTCTGCCGTGTGGTTCTGCATGCCTTCGAAGATGATCTGGCCGCCCCTCTTGCTCTTGATTTTGGCGTCCATTACTTCGAAATGCTCTCCCACTTGCATCTGATCTATCTTGATTTCCAGGAGCTTCTTGCAGGATTGAGCCAGGCTCTTTTGATTTTCCCGGATGCACACAATGTCTGTTTTGCAAACTAGGCTGCGGAAGATAGCCAACTCGGCAAAGAAATGGCTCTTGCCACTGCCACGCCCACCGTGGGCTCCGAGATACCGTGCGTTCTTCGGGGCCGTCAGCAGGGGTTCGAATACTTCCGGACACCTAATCTCCAGGCTTGACAATGACATGCTTGATTTCTCT